CTCAAAACCATTTACATAAAGACTTGTATTATTTGATTTATATTTTACAGCAAGTTTATTATTTAACGTAATATCAGACAATATATGTTGTATATTAACTTCAACAACACCACTTGATTTTATTAAGTACCTAACTTGATTTGATGTGTTTCTGTATGCTATCTCTATAAGATTATTTGAATCCCCTAAAACACCTATTGTTCTATTTGTTAAATCATTAGCCAAAGCACTTATATCAGCAAACAATACTCCCTCACTATCATTAAACACTTCGCTATTACCAGCACCACTTGCAGTATCAGCTACACGAGTAACAGTAGAGCCTTGTGTTGGGATATATGAAGATGCGTAACTGCCTTGTTCTAATTGTGCTCCGTAGATGTAAATATAACTTGTACCGTCTCCAGTATAACTATTACTGGGAGGATTGCTAGGAGTTCCAGAATTCTGTATATTAATTCTTCCGTATAAAACATTTCCTATGAACACTCCAGTAATTGACGATGTTAATCTGTACCAACCATTACCATAATTTTCAATTTTATCTACTGTAGAGAAACCACTTCTATTGTATGTTTTTGTTATAACGCCAAGTTCTAAATCTACTACAACCATTGTATTCCAATTAGTTGTATCACTTGTTGTTATTGAGGCAAATCTTCTTGTGCCTTTTTTAATAAAACAACTAATTACGTTGGTTGATGAACTTGTTACAATATTTTTCCAAACTTCTTGTCTTGAATTAGATGTCCCTTCTATTAATTTACTTGCGTTTAAAGTACCATCTGGAGAAATTGCTTCGTTAGATGTTACTGTAACACTTGTTTTATTCCAATAAACATTACTAAAATCTTCAGAATAAGTAAACAAATTAGTTCTACTAGGTTCTAACAAAAGAACACCATCTGCACTATCTGTATAATCTATTCTAGGTCTATCTCCTTCTACAACCTCAATTAATCCTTCTTTGTTTACTCTTGTAGCACCAGATGCTCTAGTAGTTGTAAAAGGTAGAGGTTTAAATCTATCGTTCTCGTCATTATAAGCTAGGGTAGAACCTTTTTTAGTTGCCCAAGTTCCGTTTCCGAATTTTAAAGTTTGTGCCATATCTATTCTATTGTGTATAATTGCGCTATTGCCATTTCTGTGAAAGAAGCCCAAGACGTTAGTATTTCTAATTCGCTATCTGTTAATGCTGAATTGTAGTATTGTAGTTGTTTAGTTTTTCCGTAGAAAGGGAGTGAGCCTCCTTTTCTTGAAAATCTTAATTGGTCAAGTCCAATAGGCATTGATATATTAATGTCTTCAAATAAATTAAAACCATTTATATAAAATTTTACATTACTGTTTGAATATAAAATAGCACATTTAGTTACTTCATTGCTTTGAGTAGGAACAATATTAGTTTCAACTGCAGTAGCCCCGTTACTTCTTATGACGCTATAAACTCCGTTTGCATAGCCAATCCATACTGTGTTTTCACTTCCACTTGTACTTGCTAAACTTATTAATTTAGTAGAGCTATCATTTTGTGAACTTATCTCCGCCATCAAAACTCCCTCTGAATCATTAAACGTAGAAGCATTTCCAGAGCCATTAGCAGTTTCAGCTGCTCTAGTTACTGCTGCTCCGTTAGTAGGAATGTAGCTTGTTGGGTAAGATTGCTTTTCACAAGACCATCCCCATAAATAAACACTACTTGTTCCGTCTTGAGGAACACTAGCAGTATTTATTCCGTCTTGACTTAATCTAATAACTAAATTACCACTTGCATCTGCTACATCTGTTGTAAAAGTTACCGAACATCTATACCAACCATTTCCATAGTTTTCTATTTTAGCTGAATCATACCCAGATGCTATTGATACAATACTTCCGTTCTCTAAATCAAAAAAACAATCGCTAGTTGCTGGAGTTGTAAATTGCGCTACTCGTAAACTAATATAATTTAAACCTTTCTTTTTTGCAAAAATTGAATAAGTATATTGAGATGACGTATCAACTGATAAGTTAGGCAAGTAAATTTGAGTAACATTTGTTCCACCACCATTTGAGTCAGTAATACTTGATGCGTTCAATGAACCGTCTGGAGATATTACGTTATTATCTAATATAACTGCATTACTTGCACCATATATTGATTCAGTAAGCGATTGACTATAAGTAACTATATTGGTTGATTGTGGCTCTAATAATAAACTAGGGCATCCACTTACTGCGCCATCAATTAAAGGATACTCTAGTCTTGATTGTCCGTTTGCAACTTCTTCTATAAGTCCTTGTGAGTTTATTCTTGTTGCTGAACCACTTCTGCTAAAGTCAAAATCTCCTACACCGCTTGATGGTAGTACAGAAAATACTTTTGAGCCTTGAGAAGCTGGTATTAATGCTAATTTTGGTTTTGCCATTTGTTTTAGTTTTGTATATCTTGTATTCCTATTCTATGAATTGAATCTGCTAAACACTTAACTGCTTCAACTTCTTGTCTGTCATTCATATTAAACTGCCCTTGTATCATTTCAGTTGATGTTCCAATAGAAGATGCAGTATCTATTGTGTTACCCCACCAAGAACTATCGTATATTTCGTTTGCCATTATCTTTTTCTTTTTTTGTTAAATATTTCTTTAGCTTTACAATGTTATGTTTCTTTGGTTTATATCTACCCATTACAATACCCAATTACTTGAATTTACATCTTTGTCTGGATATACATCAGAATCTGTATTACTTGTATATTCTGGAAATAAAGTACTATTAAAACAAATGTAATCTACAAATCTTCTTGTGTAATATTCTGCAAAATCTCTTTGTTTTTGTACTAAAAAATCAACTTCATCTTTTGTTGCACTTTCAGAATTTTCTGATGTGTGTTTAAATACACCACCATTTTTTACTTGATATGCTGCAAATGGTAAATAATCAACCATAGCGTAATGAATCAACATAGGTTGTATGTAATCTGTAACTAAAGATAAATAATTACCAGTTAAACTATCTGTAATTATATCTGCTGATATTTTATCATACAACTTACTTCCTAAATAGTTTTGTATGTGTATCTCTTGTGCTATCTTAATAAATTGTATGAATTTATCTGTATCAACGTTACCATCAACAATACTATTCTTTACTAAATCTGTTCTACTTATGAATAATGCAGTTGCCATTTATTATCTCTTTTTATTTACAAATCCGTTATTTGGCATATCCGTTGGTCTTTTTGCAACTTCTTTAGCATTTACCTCTGGTTTAAAACCCTCTTTTTTAGCTTTATTTACACTTACTTCTGCATTTGGATTTCCAACATCTGGTTTAGTGCTTGGTGTTTTTGCTTTGTAAGTTTTTCTCATCCAAAAATGATGACAATCTCCACCACCTTTATAAAGCCATATATCATAAGTATCAGCACCATTTAAACCCCAACCAGCATTAACTGCTCTTTGGCTCATTTGCTGAATATCTTCTTTTCTGTATATCTTTTTTGCTGCAACCATTTTTGAACAAAACTCTCTACTATTATTACTTGTTCTTAAAGGCGCATATTGATATCTTACTTTGAATTGTACTCCTTCTTCATTTTCTCCATCTTGCTCACTTTTTGCATTTGGTCTAGCAGTACCAGTTGTTGCTAAATTCCAAACTTTTGATAATACAGATAATTTAGGATTGTTTAATTTATTTAATTCTTCGTCTAATTCATCTTCTGCATCATAATCAACTTTTCTTTCATCAATCAATTCCCAGTTTTCTAAATCTTCATCTTCTCCAAATTCTTCTAAATCAGAAAATACCTTTGACATTTTAATACCAGTTTCTTCTTCTCTTGTTTCCTCGTCTTTTACATTATCTAAATCCAAGAACTGTAATGGTTGTAACGTCTTAAAATATAGATTTAAAGCAATATCATTAAAAGCAAGTATTTTATCAAACGCATCAGTTAAAAGTTCTTGAAAAGGTACTATAACTGTGTTGTGCATTAATATAGATGCAGTTTGTAACTCATCTGCATTATTACCAAGTCCACTTGAATCTTTTATACCTAATAACATAGGAGATACAATTCTGTGTGATACCATTATTTTCTTTTGTGATTCGTCACTTAAAAATTGATATTGATTATGTGCATCACTTAATTGTACTGGTGTAATATCAGCTTGTGATTCTTTATCATCGTTAAAAGCAAGTATAAATTTACCAGCATTTGAACTACCTTGAAATTTAGCTTGTATCTTACTTTCTATTAATGATTGTTTTTCTTCATCTGGTACTCCGTTGTTAAAATTGATTAACATTGATGGAGCAAGACCATTCATTATATTATTTAAATGATAGTTACTTATTTCTTCTTCTAACTCTGCATATTGTAAACCGCCTTGATAATCTGGAGTACTATAATAATACATTCCAGCAACATAAGGTTTAACATATAATATCTCAATTGGTTGAGGTGTACTTGAAACACCAAAAGCTGGTATTCTTAATGGTCTATCACTTGGCTTTATATTTGCCCAATCTGGATGATAGTAATACGCTTGTACTTGTTTATCTCCTTCTCCACATTTCTCTGCTCTTAAAGTTTCTATTGGCAAGTGTTCTACTTTAGCAATAGATTGTTTATCTTTTGAATAAATTACTTGTATTGCACATTGTCCAGTTAGTTTTAAATCGTATGATAATTGTCTAACAACATCTTTTTTAAATAAAGATATCATTCTTGCATAACTCTCTGGTTTCTTTGCGCTATCAGTTGCATCTAAACCTTTTCCATATATCATTTGAGATATACCATTTACACAAGCATTATTTGTAGCACTTCCGTTAAATCTGTCTATTAGAAACTGAAAGTAATTATTGTCTGCTCCAAATTCAACCCATTCTTTTGATTTAGATTCTACAATTTGTGGAGATGTGTAAGTAGATAAATTTACAAAACTAACTTTAGAATTGTTTTTATTTGCCACTTTTGGCTTTCTGTATTTATTTATGTGTTTACTCATAATATTATAAAGTCATTGTTACCACTCTTTTCTTTGTACACATCTTTATTTATTGTATAGTGTTCGTTATTAGATTGGTTTGTTGATTGTGCAGTACAAAATATTTTATCTCTGTAAATAATATCTGCTTCTGTTACAGAGCCTTGACCATTATATACTTTTAAATCATAAAACCTACCTTCAACCAATGTAAATACGTTTGTTAGTTCAACATAGTTTTTATTAATTATAGCAGATGGTAAAATTATTGTTTCATCATTTGAACTGTCATCCCTTAATTTTATTGTAACACTTGTTGAATATACTCTTGGTATAATCTTTATTGTTTGTGCGTTTGTTGTAGGTAACAAATGTTTCATATATATATAATACTAAAAGTTTGTATTTTTATTTATTACACATAAAAAAAAAGGTAATCAATTAAGACTACCTTTCTTTAAAAACAAATTATGAAAAAAACTATGCGTTAGGGTCTATTTGACTAGAACTCTCATTAGATGTTATAACAGTTGATGTTACAAAATATGCTGGGTCAGTTTCTTGACCTTCTAACGTTAAAGTAAACCCACTTAAATCTCCCATAGCAGCACCAGATACAATTGTACCTCCAGTTACTTCTGCTCCGTGTTCTAAACCTACCATAAAGAAATTACCATTGTAATCTTCTATTGCAACGTGTGGACGTGCAGCAGCTAATAATTTTATTTCTTCTTGTGTAGCTTTATCTAAAACTGGTAAAGTTAAATTTAAAGTTTGTGTGTAAAATGTAGTTCCGTTTTCTCTTGAACTATTAATTGTGGTTTCTAGTGAAGAATTACCTTTGATATCAAATTTGAAAAAGTCTGGTGTTCCAGCTACTGCAGTAATCTCTCCAGATGCTATTGTAGTTGTTCCCAACGTACCATAATCTGCGAAATAAACTGCTTTTAAGCCACCAACACTACTTTTACAAGGTAAAGCTCTACCAGATGTAAGTAAACAAGCCATTGATTTTTATTTTTTTAAGTTATTAAAAAAGGGTAAGCAGATTAACTACCTACCCTCATTATTATTGTTTGTTATTAGATTATAGTCCTAATCCGTAAGATACGATATCTTCAACAACTGCATATTGTACTCCAGCAGTATATCTCATAATGAAACGTACATTTTGAGAACCATCTAAATCAGCCATATCTAATACTTTTACTTCGTTGTGGTCTGATAATACTCCAGTACCGAAGAATAAGTTAGATTTTTGTGCTGCAATTGCATTGTTATCAGAAAGTCCGTTACAAGCTACAACTTTTACACCATCAAAGTACTCAACATCCATATCTTGGTTGTGTCCAGCTCCAGCAGTTTGGAATCCTCCTAATGCTCTTTTGTATGCTCTAAAAATGTTCTGTGCAACATAGATATATAAATCTTCTTTTCCATATACTTCACTTGGAATAGCATCTACAATATCTCCTAATTTTTCAACTACATTTGAAGCAGTTACGGCAGCACCAGCAATTTTCTTTGCTCCAGTGTGTCCAGCATCAGCATTTAATAAAGTTTTGAAACCATCAAAAGTTCCAGCACCAGCTACACCAGCCCAGATATCTTTTTCAGTTTGCTCTGCAATTGATTCAGCCATTAATCCGATAAAGTAATCAGAAAAAGTTTTTGGTAAATTATCACTAGCAGAATATCCCATTGATACTGCTTCCCAATCAGATTTGAAAGGAGTTTTACACAATTCTAAATTTACTTGTAATTCTTTTGGCTCAATAATCTTTTCTGTTAAAGCAACAGTTCCAGCATCTGTAAAATCACAAGATGCATTTGCAATAGCACCAGATAAATCTACTCTTTTTAATACTTCTTTAAACTTTACGTTTGGCTTAACTTCAATTAAGTTGTTAGCGATTGTATTACCAGTTAAAAGTGCTGCTGATACATATTTCCCAGCAAATTCTCCAGCATACGTTGTTGTAATTGATAAACTCATTTTTTATTTGTTTATTTTGTTAAATATTCTACTTCTTAATGTGTTTTTATTCCCTTTTTGAGAATAAAGGTTTAATTCTTTTTTGTCAGATACATTCTCTGGATTGTGAGAAATACCTTCAACTTCTTCAGCAGATAACTCTACTTTTTCTTCTTTTACTTCTTCTGATAATTCAACAACTACTTCTTCTGCAACAACTTCTGTTTTAGATAATTTTAGTTCGTTGATTTCAGTTCTTAATTTTTCAATTTCAGAGAAAAACATTTCTTCTGATATTGATTTAACTATCTTTTTTGGAGATGCAGTTTCTGTTGATAATTCTTCTTCTTCAACTTCTTCTGCTTCTGTTTCTGCTGGTGCTTCTTCTTCTTCTGCTCCAGCTTCTTTAATTTCTCCAATGATACCTTCATCTGAAACTACTATAATCATACCATCTTCTGTAGCATATTCTCCAACTGGTACTGCAACTCTTTCTTCGTCTGCAACAACAAAGATTTCTGCACCAGCTTCAAATACTTCTGCTTCCAAGATAGCACCATTATCAAGTTTCATTTGTTCTAGCTTTACTTCAATACCAAGTACTGCTCTAACCTTGTTAAGTGTGTCTTTTGTGTTCATATTTATATAATAAAATTTAGTTAATATTTTGTATTTTCAATTGTTTATTTAAGGTGTACAGTTTGTAAAATTAGGCTTTGGTAGTGTCCAAGATGGTGTACTACCACTAAAATTACTGCAATTTGTAACTTGACTAACAACCCACCCTAATAAATCTTGATTAAAATTAGTTGCATTGTTAAACATACTTGCCATAGATGTAACACTACTAACATCCCAAGAGCTAATATCTTGATTGAAATCAGTTGAAACATTAAACATTGCATTCATATTTGTTACATTACTTACATCCCAAGAACTAATATCTTGATTAAAGTAAGAGGCATAACTAAACATCCATCTCATATTAGTTACATTACTTACATTCCAAGATGATATATTTGAATTAAAAACATTAGCTCCATAAAACATTCTTTCCATATCAGTTACATTAGAAACATCCCAAAGGTTTAATGGTTGACTAAACGCATTTGCTTCAAAAAACATATAAGACATATTTCCTACATTACTAACATCCCAACCACTTAATGGTTGATTATAGACACTTGCTCCACTAAACATCCAAGACATATTAACAACACTAGAAACATCCCAAGAATTTAAGTATTGATTAAATGATTGTGCTAGATAAAACATATTATACATATTTTCAACGTTAGAAACATCCCAATTATTTAAAGGTTGGTTAAAACTATTTGCGTTTGAAAACATAGACGCCATTGTAAATACACTACTTACATCCCAAGAATCTAATGGTTGGTCAAAATCTACTGCATTAGTAAACATATTAGACATCGTAGTAACACTACTTGTATTCCAACTACTGATATTTCTATTAAAATCAGATGCTCCAAAAAACATATAAGACATATTATTTACACTTGACGTATTCCAATTGCTTATATCTCCATTAAAAGTTGATTTTCCGTTAAAAGCATAAGACATATCTGTAACTTGGCTAGTGTCCCAATCTTGTATTTTACCATAAGGAACTAAATCATAATCTCCGTTAGGGTCTTGTGCTAATATATCTGTGATAGCTTGATTAAAAGTTACATCTGTTAAAGGCTGATATACTGGTTCTGGAGGTATTGCACTTATTCTACCTATGCCTTGTTTCCAATACTCTGGTGTTTTGCAATTTTTATCATTATTATTTTTGCAATCTATTGAATAAGTATTTTTACATTTACAATATACTGCCCTCATTATGATAATAGTTTTTTAAGTTCTTCTAACTGCTTTTCGTCTGCTGATAAATCTTCTTTTATTTCTTCGTTTGGTCTTTCCATCTTGTCAGCAAAATAACCTTCTATTGAAAAACCTTTTACTTTACCAGTCTTTACATAGTCATTCCAAACTTCATCGTTGTTTACTTTAACACTACCCATCCAAGTACCAACTGGTACATCTAAATTATATAAAGCACTTTTATCTTTTTGTTTATCTTCTACAATCCAACTTTCAACAAGTGTTAAGCCTTGCAATTCTGAATTGTGTTCTAGTGTAGAATTAGATTGATTACCATTCATCAAATACATTTGAGATGCTTTTGCAACAGTCTTTTCAGAAAAGAAAATATAGTACTCATCTTCTCCAGACTTTCTGTAAATAGGTTTCTTTGGTATAAGTAAAGCACCCATTAACAAACGTTTCTCTTTGTCTATTTCAGCAAGTTTAATTTCTTGTTTATTAAGTGCAACAAAATCAGATTCAATTGCTGGATTTTCAACAACAGAAATAGCTTCTACTCCTATTGCTTCGTCATCATCTAAAATAAGTTCTATTATTTTCATAATTATATAATATTTTTTTAGTGTTATTTTATATTTTTAACC